AACTTATAGTAACAAGCTAAAAGGTCTTTATGGTATTACTGATTATGCCAAAAAGAAGATTACTATTAATAAAAAAGTTCACAGGAAAAATAAAGAGTCATTGATTGATACAATCGTTCACGAAGAAACGCATCGCAAACATCCTAAGATGCACGAAAAGACTGTAAGAAAGCTGACACCTAAAAAAGTAAAGAAAATGAGTGCTAAGGCTAAATCTAAATTAAGAAATAAATACAAATAGAATAAGTGATGGAAATAGAAATAACCAAATCAGAATCAAACAACGAATTACCTATTGACGTAAATCTTGTTGTAGAAGAAAATTCGCTGACACAAGAAAAGCCAATACAAGAACCAATAGAGAAAGAACCAATTAAGAATAAAGGAGGTAGACCATTAAAATTTAGTAGTGTAGAGGAACTAAGTAAAAAAATAGAAGATTATTTTATTAGTTGTGATGAAACAGTAATCAAAAGAATAGTAAATAAACAAGGTGATTTAATACAAGAAATAACCAAACCTTATTCTATTACTGGACTAGCATATTATTTAAAAACTGATAGACATACATTGATTAATTACGGAGAAAGAGAGGAGTTTTTTCACACTATAAAAGATGCTAAACAAAGAATTGAAGCAGATTATGAGGAAAGAGGATTATCAGGAGTTAATAGTGCAGTGATGTCTATATTCACATTAAAGAATAATTTTGTATGGAAAGACAAGACAGAAACTGAATTATCAGGTAAAGTCGAAGAAGTATTAGATGAAAAACAAATCGATGAATTACTCCTTAGAAGAACAAAAACAAATAATACAGTTGGGAAAGAATAGTTTAATAGACTTTAGTATAATAACAAATCCAAAGTATCAGCCAAACTGGCATCACGAATTGATAGCTGATAAATTAGAAAGAGTAGAAAGAGGAGAGTGTAAGAGATTGATGATATTTATGCCACCAAGACACGGCAAATCACAATTAGCATCAATAGACTTCCCAGCCTGGTATTTAGGAAGAAACCCAGATAAAGAAATAATCACAGCATCATATTCAGGAGATTTAGCCACAGACTTTGGTAGTAAGACAAGAGATAAGGTCAATGATGAAGTTTATAGATTAATGTTTGATGTTAGATTAAAAAGCGATGAGCAATCTAAATCAAAATGGAGAACATCAAAAGGTGGGAGTTACACATCAACAGGTATAGGAGGTCCTTTAACAGGTAGAGGAGCAAACATTTTATTAATTGATGACCCGGTAAAGAACAGAGAAGAAGCAGATTCGGAGACTATGAGGGATAAAGTATGGGATTGGTACATTTCAACTGCCTATACACGTTTAGAGAAAGATGGAGCTGTCATATTGATTATGACACGTTGGAACTTAGATGACCTTGCAGGACGCCTTTTAGAAGCTCAAGACACAGGTGATGAGTGGGAGATACTTAACTTGTCTGCAATCGCAGAAGAAGATGAAGAATGGAGAAAGAAAGGAGAGCCATTATGGCCAGAGAAGTACGATTTAGAAGCCTTAAAGTCCATTAAGAATACAATAGGTATATATGATTGGGCTTGTTTATATCAACAAAACCCTGTCCCAAGCGATAGACAAGAGTTTAAAAGAGAATGGTTCAAATACTGGAATGAGAATGATAGATTAACAATAGATAGTTTAGATGTATATGCAATGGTTGACTTAGCCATTAGTGAAAAAGAGTTCGCTGACAATACTTCAATACAAGTAATTGGTAAAGCAAAAGGTAATCCAAACATATACAAGTTAGAAGATTTAACAGGGCAATTAGACCCAGGACAAACAATAGATTACCTATTTAATCTAAAGACCAAGTATGGTCATAGATTTATGAAAGTAGGTATCGAAAGTGTAGGGTATCAAAAGTCTTTAATGTGGTATCTTAATGAGGCAATGAAACAAAAGGAAATATACTTTGATGTTGTCGAATCAAAAGCCAAAGGTGAAAAAGAAACACGTATTAGAGGATTAGTTCCAATGTATAAGAATGGGATTATATTCCATAATGTAAATGATAGAGAATATGAAAATGAGTTATTATTATTCCCATTCGGTAAACACGATGACAGAATAGACTCAATGGCATATCTACAACAAATATTAGAGAACACTAAGACAGGACCTGGAGTAAGTGTATATACACCTAATTGGGCCAAAATAAGATAAAATGAAATACGAACTAAAAACTGACAAGGCAGGAACAATCATTAATCCACCATCTCAATATCAACCAAGTAAAGAAGAAAAAGATGTATTGAGTAGAGTAATTAAAGATTATGGGATTGCTGATGACATAATGACTGCCTCTTATGAGGAGTTTAATAATATGTCATTGATTGAAAGAATGGATAAGGACCAAAGAGCTTGGAACTCTTTTCAATCAGCAGGTAGTGATGACCCAGACTTAGCTTGGAAATCAAATGCAGTTAGACCAATTACACGTAATAAGGTAATATCTATCGTTGCCCACTTAACAGGTAATGTTATATACCCTATTATCTATGCACAAAATGAGAACCAAGAAGAAGATAGAGATGCAGCAGAAGTAATGAGGGACTTATTAGAATATGCCTGTGATAATAGTGATTACGCAGAAACATTCTTATATGCAGTTATTGGTGCCTGTATCAATCCAGCAATAGTTATTCAAAACGAATACGTTGAGATATTTAGAACAATTAAACAAGTGAAAGAAGATGGTTCATACGATGCGAAGAAAGTATTAGATGAAGCATTTAGTGGGATAACCCAATCAATAGTTCCTTTAAATGAATTATATATAAGTGATGTATATGAAAGAGATATACAAAAGCAACCATTCTTAATTAGAAGAAGAATCATTGACTACAATACAGCAGCAATGAAGTATGGGGATAATCCAAAGTTTAAGAACGTAACTCCAGGAATCGTTCCTGTATATCACGAAGGCTCAGACACGTTCTATGATGTATATGATGAATCACAAGCTGACAGATTAGTAGAAGAAGTTATCTATTATAATCGTAAAGATGATTTACAATTAACCTTTATAAACAGTATCTTAATGAGTAAGGTTGATGCACCTAATCCAAGAGTGGACAAACAATATCCATTTAGTAAGACAGGGTTCGAACCAATATCATCAGGATTCTTTTACTACAAATCATTAGTATCTAAACTAGAACCAGAACAAAACATCATCGACACAATATATCAAGCAATTATCGATGGTTCATTGCTAAAACAAGTGCCACCAACTGCTATATACGGGGTTGAAGCATTTAACTCAAATATCATCACTCCAGGTAAGGTTATATCGTTTACAGACCCTAATACGAAAGTAGAAAAGATAGACGTTGGAAGCGATTTAAACGCAGGATACAACATTTTGGAGAAGATAGAGAGTTCAATGGCAGAGAGTTCAATGAACGTTATGCAACAAGGACAAGCAACTGTTGGTACAAATACTGCCTATGAAATCAGTGTTCTAGAACAAAATGCCAAGATAATGTTAGGATTATTCGGTCGTATGATTGGATTCTTAGTAAAAGATTTAGGTAAGTTAATTGTAGGAGATATAGTTCAATATTATACAGTAGGTGAGATTGGAGAAATAACAGACGCGTTGAATTATAAGAAGTTTATTTTACCAGGACAATCTATTGATGGCAAACAAAGAAGTAAATCAATTAGATTCGAACCTAATTTACCAGAATCATCAACACCTGAAGAAAGATTAAACATTGCCTTTGAAATAATGGATAAGGAAAAGGATGACCAAAGATTAATCTTTGTAAACCCTGAGTTATTCAGAAATCTAAAGTTCTTAACAAGAATTGATACTGAAACAGTATTACCAAAGAGCGACAATGTAAAGAAGGCCCTTAACTTAGAGTTATTCGACCGTTCAATACAATTACCATTTGCCAACCAAGAGCAATTATACAAAGACTTAGTATTAGGTTCTTATGAGAAAACAAAGAACGATGTTGATAAGTATATAAAGAGTGGTATGCAGCAACCAAATATGGCCGACACACTTAATCAAACAAGTGGATTACCTAAACAAGGTGGGTTGCCAAAACCATTGAATCAAGCATTAGCAAATGAAAATCAAAAACAATTAATATAAAACATTATGTCAAACGAAACCGACACAACAAAAATAGAACAACCAGAACAAACTCCTGAGCAAAAGGCTGAGCAAAAAGCAGAGATAGAGAAACAAGAAGCTATCTTAAAGGAGAAAATCATCAGAGCCAATGATGATGCCAATAGAATAGTAAAGTTCATTGAAGAAAAAGGTGATGAAAATAAAGGAGTAAGATGGACAGAATTATTCTTACAATCACTTTGTGGATACATTGAGAACGCCTTTATGAGTAAGAGAGTAGAAGTAAAAGTAAGTGATTTAAAGCTTGTTACAGACAAGATAGAGGAACAAAATGAAAGAGATATAACAGAATTCACATTAGATAAGATAAGCGAATACAATGTTTATGATGCTGTTCTCTTGTTAGACAAGATGAATAAAATCATCGAAAACAAAATTGCAGTCGAACAAATTAAAAGACCATTAAGCGAATTAAAATTAAGTTTTACAGCAAATGAACCAAATAAAGATAACAATTCTAAATTGGATAGTAAAGAATCTGTTTAATGGTATAACAGATGATGATATTTTACATCACGATGGGCAGACACTTTACTTAGGTAAGAAACCATTATCACAAAGAGATGTAAAAGAAATAGTCACTGGAGCCAAAGTAATACAAGAAATGTATGCTTGGCAACTTATATCAAAAGAGCTTAAACAAATAGCCAATCAAACAATGTATGAGAAATCAAAGAGTGTTGATGATATGGTATTTGGAAAGGTTATGCTATTGGTAATAGATTTAATTGAAAAGAAGTTAAAGAAGTTAAGCAGTTTAAAATAATAACAAGTGTCCTTGTGGGCCTTGTTGGGAGCACTTGGTCGGCATTGCTCCCTACAAAGCTCATAAGGCTTAAAGCGCCAGATAGAGGCCTTATATCTATTTAAACTATGTCACAAGACATTAAAGTAGTCGAAAAAGAGGTAGACGAAACTACCATTCAAGA